ATGTCCTAGTTCTATCCCCCTTCCAGACATAACCTGTAGATTAACAGCAATAAGTTCACCAGTACTCCGTTTCGTTTGGTATCCAATAGTAGTCGTCTCAGCAGTTAAACCCCTTGATTCCATCCAAGCTAGTGCTTCATCTTCGGTCTTAAAAGATATATTAAGAACCTCTCCACCTTCAGGAGTCTTACTGATTTTCCCTCCGCCAACCCATTCCTCAAAAGACATTTTGACAGGTGTAACCTCTGGGGTAACAGGCACTGCAGTAACCTTCTTCACACCCTTCAACTTCTTTATCTGTGCAATCAGTTTTTCCTTCCTGACTTCTAGTTCAGCTACACTATTCTTCATATCATTTATAGTGCTAAGTTGAGCTAATTGCTCAGATGGTATCTCTCTAGCTGCCTTCATCTTGGCTAGTCTTTCTTCTTGGATGGGGATAGAAGAAGAGAAAGTATCTATATCTGAGTTTATTGTAGTTAGAAGGGTACTCAGACCCTCTATCTTAGCAGCTACCTTTTCTGATATAACTGGCACTTCATCATTGGCTTTCTCTGCAGCTACCTCTACCTGAGCTTGACCTTCCTCAGTCTCTGTGAGCTTATTATAGGTTACAAGTTGAGCTTGTTCTTCGGGTAGTCCTGATTCCTGTAGAGTTTGAACATCTTTATCAAACTTTTCTTCTACAGCTGGAGGAAGATTGTGCTTCATTTGTATAAAATTGCTCCCTCCACCTACTGCAAAGAGAGGAGCCATTGATACAGTACCCTGAAGTATAGTCTCTGGGATATTCTCTAATAGAGAACGACTTGAATCTATAAGTTTAACAAAAGCATTATGAGCAACTTCTTGGGCAACCTCTTCTATTAAGATTTCACCAACCCACATCTTTGTAGGAGCTACTATTCCTGACTCAAACATCCTTCTAACTATGGTCTTGCTGACTTCTTTGGATAGGTTTTTCTTGTATGCTGAGAAGAATCTAGGAGCAAAAGCCTTCAATGTTGCATAACTACCTATACCCTCAAGACTGGATATGAATAGACCTGCTGGAACTGATATTTCAACAGCCTGTTCATAAGATGCTCCAGACTCCATGAGGTCTTTCCTTAGAGATTCTGATTCTAAGGGAGTGAAAAGGGTCATTGCTACTCCCATTCCAGCATAAGGATTGCGTGTTAAGAAAGTTACAGCTATAGTTGCAGCTGCAGCTAGGTAGGAATGGAGGTTGTTGGCAACAGAATACCCCAGATAGCCAACATCAAGCATCTCTCTTGGATTTCTTTTAATCCTATCAATCATTGGCTCATCCCACTCTGGTCTTGGAGCTAATTCAGGATGAGTTTTAATCTTATCTTCTAACCAAATCCTGTAAGATTCATCCCTTCTAGCCATATCTAACCTGTAGTATTCTTCCATATCCTTTTGTCTTTTCTCTTGTAGAGCAAACTTTTCAGGATATTTCTCTTTAAGCTCAGATACAAACTCAGGGGAAATCTTTTCCATCTCGCTTGGGGTCATACCCTGTCTTGTTGAAAAATACTTTGGGACAACATTAAACAGAAATGACTTAACTTGGGACACTGAACCAGAAAGGCTTAGATAAGCTGCATCCCACCAATCTTTCAGAAGGGACTCGTTCTGTTCTGGTGTCTTAGCAGGAATACCTGAAATAGATAATGGAACAATTCTCCCACTCTCCTCATCATGGTATCCAAGAAATTCATCATCTTGTGACCATACATTACCATCGGACTTCTTCTTGGCTATGAACATCTCCCCAGTTTGCTCATCGGTAAGCACAAGCGGTTCACCCATCTGTTCCGCTATCTTCTCATAAGCTCTCCCACTGGCATCTAGTAGAGATTCCCCTTTACCTACTTCCACACCAGTAGACTTTAGCATTTCCGTGTAGGCTTTAACTACCTTATCTCTTCTAGTTGCAAAGGCTTCTTCCTCTGTTTGTGAAGGATATGCTTGCTGTAGAGCAAGACTGATTCCTTCTATGTCCTTAGAGAAGGCTACAGTACTCATGATGAACCTTGGGTCTAGCCTTTCCTTGTCCCTTAGATACTCCATCTCCTCTTCAGTTATAGGTCTTATACCCAAACCTTCACCACTTACAAGTTGCTCAGGAGTAGCCCTCATTAGTTCTTGGGCATAACTAGAAACAAAACCAATCTCTTCATCCGTAAAGCCTAACTTGTCAAGTTTGAATATTGACTTCAAGTCCCCAACATCAGTGATGATACTTCCTTCTGATGTGGCTAAATTCCTCAAAGTATTCTGGACTAAGGGTATTACGGATGTGACTTGCTGCTTTCTGGCTAATTCCTTAAACTCTATCTCAAGTTCTTCTGATTCAGCTCTAAATTGCTCTGGTGTTAAGCCAAAATCAAAGCCCCACTCCCAAGGTGTAACAGCTTTAACAAGTGGAGCTAGGGATGTTTTTGAAATAAGCTCTCTGCCAACCTTCTCAGGAATAGCCATTCTAGCCTGAGCTTCTGGGGAAAACTTAGTCCTATAGACTTCTTCCATCTTCCTACGTTGCTCTTTGATGGCAGTAAGTCTTTTTTGCTCTTCCTCACCAAATAAGGTTGGGAAGGATGGAAACTCTAGAGGTCGTTTTTCTTCACCATTAGGCATTATCTGCCTCCTTAATACTCGTTGTTCTCTACTCTTCCTTACCTCGCTTTTAGACTACCTCGCCCTATCATTTGCCTCAACTGAGTAGGTGTAAAACCACCCCTAGCTTCAGGAGGAGCTATACTGGAAGGTACTCGTGTTCTCTCCCCTGGTGTACCTGCTTCCACAGCTGCAGCTACTTCTGATGCTCCTGCTGGACTGCCAGCCCCCGCTGGGGGAACACCAAGCTGACCTTCTAATGCTTGAGCAGCTCTCCTAAATAAAGCTCCTTGCCTTCTATCCCCTCTTCTGTCAAGATAGTCCGCATGGGAGTAGTACCCCGCTATCATCTCTACCATCTGTGACATAGGATGGTCTAGTATCCTATCAAGGCTTCTCTTACGCTTTATGCTCTGGGGGTCAGCAAACTTTAGTATCTCACTAACTATTGTAGCTTCATCAAGGTGGTCTTTGAGCATATTAGCTATTGTGCCTCTCTCCATCCAGTCCTTTGGTGTGGCTACATCACTGTCTACTCTTATTGTTACATCAGCTGGGATGTCTGTGGGCTTTAACTTCTCAATGAGTCTGCCCTTTACCTGAAAGACTTTACCAGATGTCTTTAGGTGGGATAGCCAGAACTTGTCATTCTCGGAGATGATAAAATGTTTGGCATCCATGTAAGGGTATAGTATCTGATTGGCGGAAGATGTAGACAGAAGACTTAATGCATAACCTGCTTGCCTTCCTTCCATCATACCATAGACAACATCATTGAAGCTGCCCTTTTGCATTTCCCTTCTTATCTCCATGAGGTGAGCCTGAAGCTCTATTGGTATGGCTGCTGGTGGAACTCTAATCAGACCCTGCTCTCCTGGAGCATAGTGGAATAATGCTCCCCTTTCTTTAAGCTGTTCAGGAGTAGCTTGGGGATTAGCTGAGAACTCCTGTGTTACTGGTTGTGTAGTATCCCTGAGTATCTGAGCCATCATAGACTTCCATTTATTGAAATATGTAGTCACTGCATCATTAGCTTCAAAGATACCCCTTCCCGCCAGTTTCCTCCAATCTCTTGAAGAAGGAGTTATACTACCTTTGTCAGGGAAACCACCTACTGGAGCTACAAATAGTTTCATATCTGGTCTATCCACCCATCCAGTAACATCCTGATTCCCTATGAAGATTATATTATGAAGACCCCCTGCATCTTGGATAAAATAGTCATCAAGAGTAACTTCACTGGAAGCTCCAACAGAAGTCCATAATCCTCTAGTATACTTCCACCCATTATCTTCAGCCTTTATAGCTGCTTCATCCTCCCTTATCTTATAAGAGTGGACACATGATACCATTCGGTTATTTGCATAGTTTGGGTATGTATCATGAGGAGACCACAGTTGTGTCTGGAGAGTACCTGATTCCTTATCAAAAGCTGATACAACACTGTACCACCCAAGAACTAGAAGGTAGAAAGATAGTTCATCAATGAAGGCTGAACCTCCACCATACCTTCTCTCTGTATCTATCAGATTCCACATATACTGGCAACCTCTCCCAACTCTAGCTCGTCTATCCAGTTCCAAGGCACTCTCATCTTCAAGAGGGGTATCATGTATTAGTTCCCCCTTGGTTAGAAGGTAATGAGCCATGTTATAGAAAGTCATGGGTTCGTTGCTCACATAGGACTCCATGCCCTTTGCAGCTAACAGGTCTACAAGGACAAGTATCTCGTACCACTTTTTGAATTGTTTGTTACGCTGATACCAAAAAGTTTTCATGTTGGCTATGTTCGTTTTAACCTTCTGCTCATCTGGAATAGACATAATTACCTCCTTACCATGACCATCCTTGTGAATGACCCCTATAACCTCTTGCCACTCCCTGCACAGCCTTTACTGCATTTGCTATCATAAGGGCAATAGCCAAATCATCAAAAGTCTGGGCAGTAGCCCGCAGCTTTATGTATCTGAATCCTCTTAATTGTCTGATTAAGTTTATATCCCATATTTTAAGCCTTGTGAAGCTATCCTTTAGCTTTGTCATCATATATGGTCTTGTCTTGTCATCTGTCCACCATCCACGTTGGGTAGTTACCCTTCCAGTAACAAAGTCTCTCTGGTGGTAGATGTTGCCATAGTCCGTCATGTGGCTTAGTACTGCATAGCCAGTAAAATTTCTCTCCACCGCTATCTCAGCATTATTATACCACTTTCCCAAATCTTTTAGAATACCAGCAAAGACATATGGCTCAATGCGAGCTTGGAAGGTAGCACATATCTGGAAGTTGTTGTCTAAAACTACTGCTGCGGAATAGCTACCACCTGGGACTCCAGCAGAGCTATCCGCCCCAATAACATAATCCATCTTCTTCTGCGGTGGTATCCAGAATGTCCAACCTTGAGCATGATGGTCTCCGTTATAGGCGTTCTGGGCTAGGCTGGTTAGAATGAATTGGTCAAATACAGGGTCTCCAATAGTAATGAAACAGGATACTTCGTCTTCAGGATATTCCTGCCAGAAGAGTCCTCCCTTTTCACCTATCTTCCACCTTCTCCACCGTATCTGGTCTTCATTAACATGGAATCTTTCTATTAGGTCTAACTCTTCCCCTGTGTAGTTTAGTTCTTCTTTATCCATAGGGAGTACAAACTCACAGCCTCTGGGAATCGTGTAATCATCACTCCACCACCAAGGGAAGAAGAATGTCTTATAGGGGGACTTGCCTTCCTTGGCTCTTGTCCATTTATCATAGAAGACGTTGCCCTCTCCATTTGGGGTACATTCTATCGTAATCTCCCCAGTCAGTGGTACTGCATCTTCAACACCATTAAGGATTTTCTCACCATCTTCATAGAGAGATAGCTCGGACATAAGGGCTTTGCGTATTGTATCACCATGACCAAAGGCTCTAGAGTTATGGATTAAGCAAGATGGTGTACTGAAGGACTCCCCACAAGAAATATCATAGACTAAACCTGTATATTTTAATTCTTCATATTTTATAGGGATACTTATATATCTGTAGTACTGCTTCCCTTTACTACTCTTCCTGTATTGATGAATCTTTATTCCCCTTGTAATAGGGAAATCTAGTTCCCATTGTAGTTGTTGCACTCCCCCAAAACCTTCTCTCGGCTGAAGTTTATATATCCCACTATAAATATCCCTTACAGACAGGAGCATATCTCTTAACTGATAGAGGAGATGGGGTCTTACAGAAGTAACCTTAGTCTTGGACTTATTCCTCTTATCTAAACCTTCAGAGCCATCACCTGCTATATAACCGTCTATTATACCATTAAGAAAATCCTTACCACAGTCCCAAAACCAATCAGGGACTTTCTTCTCTTTACCAAAGTCCTCCTCAATAACCTTCATAAAAGAAACAGAACCTATTGAAACCTCCATCCCATTATTCCCAATTCCACCATGTTGCCTCCATCTGGAAGTAAAACCTTTCTTCTCTGCAAAAGAAATTATCTTATCCCTGTACTCAATCTCATTAAGATTAAGACCAAAGCTAATATAAGCTCCTCCATACCATCCTTCAGCCATATAAAGACCAAATATCCATCCAAGTTCATAGTCTGTGTGAATACCACCAATCTCTTTGATTCTATTCCTTACTGGTTTAATAAAATAGAAAACTCTCTTGCCTCTAGAATTTGTAGGACTTACAATATGTTCCGCAGTTTGCCAATCTTTATGAACCATAAACCTATGTTCTGGTGTTACTATTAAAGGTTCTGATGGATTACCCTCAGTAATAAACTTTAAGAGCTTACCAGAATAAGGTTTTATAATAAGTTGGTCTATGGTCTGAAGGTTTCTTCCCCTGCCACTATAGATTCTATCTCCTGGTCGTATATCCTTAACAGCCTTGACATTTCCCCCTTCCATGAGAACAGAAGAATCAGGATGAAGACACCCAGCAGTACCTATGTAGATAGAACTGTGCATATCTGGGAAAGTCTTCTCTGCCCTACTTTCAGCACCTATAGCAGGCTTTGGGTCAGCCATTGTGTCATAGTAGAACTGTACCCTGTCCAATAGCCTTTGCGTAGCTCTTGTCTCAT